CAGCCTCCGGGCCGGGAAGCCGTCGAACGCCGACAGCGCCCACGAATCGCCCTGGCCGAGCATGCGCTCGGCCACCGCGGCATCGACCCAGAACGCGCAGTCGGGATGACTACCGATGCCGATCGGCCCGCCCGGCACGTTCGGCCCCCAGCTCTGGAGGCAGCACAGCCCCGGCCGCCGGCCGACCGTCGCCCCGATGAAACACATGCAATGGCCCCACACGCCGCGCGGCGCACAGTAGCCGTCGCGGTCGCGCGTCATCGAAAACCCCTGGTCGCTGCACACCGCCACCGGGTAGCCGTTCGCCAGCGCGGCCAAGGCCTCCGCGAACGTCCGCACCTGACTCACCGTCCGCACCAGGTGCTGACGGGCCTCCGGCTCCAGGGCGTCGGGCAGGCCGCGGCGGCCCCAGTCGCGCGCCCGCCGCGGGTCGAAGTGCGTCAAGTCGTGGCCGCCGACCTCCCGCCGCGGCAGCACGCCGTAGTCGTGGACCGTCTTCGCCGCCCACGCCCCGGTCGAGCCGTCGCCGCCGATCCGCCCGCCGCCGACCTCGACCCGGCTCAGGGCGTAGACGGCCTCGCTGCTGACGGCGCTGTACTCCGCGGCCCGGCCGCCCAGGGCGATCTCGACGCACTGCAGGTACTCGACGGCGGAGCTGAACCCCTCGCCGACGCAGCAGCCGACGCCGTCCTGGTCGTGGGCCGGCAGGTGGCCGCCGGTGACGCGCCGGCAGGCGTCCCAGAGGAACACGTCGCCGTCGGCCGGGGCGGTGAGCAAGTGCGGTGCGGCCTCGGCGAAGCGGGGCTTCGGCAGGGTGGCGAGGACGATGGCGATCTCGGCCGGGAGGTGGACCCAGCCGCACTTGGCGGCGATCTCGGCGTCGGTCATGGCGGGCCTCGGGGGACGTGAGATGAGACAGGAGAGGCAGTTTCAGCGCAGCGCTTCCAGCGCCTTCGCGACGCGTTCGAGCTGCTCGCGGCAGCGGTCGCGCGCCGCGGCGTCGAGCGGGGCGGCCGGGTCGGTCGGCAGCTTCGCCCGCAACTCCGCGGCGACAGCCGCCCGGACCTTCGCCAGCGCGTCGGCCGGCAGGAGGCTGCGGGCGGCCTGCTGCAGCGCGGCGAGCAGGTCGCCGGCCGTCTGCAACTGCGGCTGGCGCACCGTGTCCCGGGCGGCGACGCGGTACAGGCTGACGAGCAGGTCACGCTGGTGGGCTTTGTCCGTGCCGGACTCCGCCGCCCACGCGGCCTGCAGCGCGGTCAGGAAGGGGTCGGCCGGTCCCGGCGGCGGGGGCGGCTCCGGCGTCTCGATGAGCACGGCGCAGGCAACGGCCTCGGTCGGCTCGCTGCCGGCCGCGGTCCAGGCCAGCAGCTCGTAGCGGCCCGGCGTCGGCGTGCAGAGCAGCAGCGTCTTGCCGTCCGGCGGGCACCACAGGTCGGGCCGGTCGGGCCCGCCGCAGGCGTGCCAGCGGACGCGGGCCGCCGGCGTCTCCGCCGTGACGACGACCAGCCGTCCCGGCCGGCCGCGCACCTCGGCGGGCAGCCGCAGCGCTGCCGGCTCGCCGTCCGCCGAGGCCCGCAGCCGGTACGCCCCGGCCGCCAGGCCGCCGGCCAGGGCGGCGCCGGCGAGGGCAACGAAAACTGTTCGTTTCCACGATTGCACACGCATGGGGATGACTCCGGGGAAGGGATCACGGGTCGGGCCAGGACGGCTGGTGGCGGAGCAGGTAGGCGCGGGTGCATTCCATCGCCGAGCCGCGGCCGTGGACCTCGACCCAGACGACGACGTAGCGCGTCGCGCCGCCGCTGGGGACGCGGACCTCGTCGCCGTCGGCGTAGGCGATGGCGTCGCTGCCGGCGGTGCGGGTGCAGCCGTCGCGCAGGTCCGTGCCGCGGGCCAGGTCGAGGACGTGCGTCCAGACCGGCCCGCCGCCCTTGGCGCCCCCGGCGAAGTCGGCCGACAACTGGCAGGGGACGTTGGTCGCCACCGGCGACGCGGCGCCGAAGGGGCGGTAGATGTCGCAGGTGGTGGTCAGCAGGGGGGTGGGGACAGACATAATGACCAATGGCCAATGACCAACGACCGATCACAGGAGCGGGGTGCGGTACGGCGCCAGCAGGCGGCGGATGTCCTCGGGCAGCGGCAAGCCGGCGATCTGGTCCTTGGCGAAGATCGCCGTCGCGCCGCCGAAGGTCTGCTGCGTCACGTTCTGGAAGCCGGCGGCCACCTGCGTCTTGACGTGGCGGTACCAGTGACCCGCCAGCAGCGCGTACGCCTCCTTCACGTCGGCGGGCACCGCCCCGGTCGCCGTGGCGTACACCACCTGCACCGCCCGCGGGGAGCCGGCCCACGGCGGCACGCCGCAGACCGGCAGTCCCGGCAGTCCCGGCAGGAACGGGCCGGTGAGCGACTGGATAACGCCGCGGTCGGTGTGGACGACGTAGGCCGTCGGCGGCAGGGCCGTCTCCGGGCCGAAGCCGTAGGCGGGGTCCACCTTGACGCTCGTCACCGACTGCACCGGGTAGTTGCGCAGGACCACGAGCGTCCCACCGGCGGGGTGGTACTCGGTGAAGGTGCCGCCGCCGAAGTCGCGCTCGCAGTACGCCGCGACCCACTGGTCGGCCGAGTCCATCAGGGCCGACAGCAGTGTGTCGTCGGCCGAGGTGGTGATCCCGAGGCGCAGCTTCACGTTAGCCAGCGTGTCGAGGCTCATGGGTGTCTCCAAAAGCCCACCCGCTGCAGCGGGTGGGCTTACCCGCTCACACCTGCTTCTTCTGCTCGCTGATGAACACGGCGAGCGGGAAGCTCGGCGACGTGCCGCCGACCGTGCCGACGTAGCGGACGTAGCGCAGCGTGCGGTCGAAGGTGATCGCCTGGACGTTGTCCGAGCCGGTGACGGTGGTAAAGGTAGCGCCGCTGATGTCGGCCCAGGCGGAGCCGTCAGCCGACTCCTGGATCTTGCCGGCCAGGGTCGGCGCCGTGCCGCTGACGCTGCCGACCTGCTGCAGGGCGAAGCAGCGACCGTCGCCGGCGAGCAGATCGACGGACGGCCCGTTGACGGTGACGGTGACGGTCCGCGGCGTCAGGCCGGCGCTGAGGACCGCTTGGCGGGCGAAGTCGTGAAGTTTCGTAGACATGAAGCCTCCAGGGGAAAAGGGGTCACCACGGGGGCACGGAGGGTACGGGGGAAAGCCAAAATGACCGAGATTTCATTCCGACTTCTCCTCCGCGCCCTCCGTGCCTCCGTGGTGCAAATCTGGATTAGCCGATGACGAGCTGATCGCAGAGCACGAAGCTGGCGGCGTGGCGCGGGCCGGCGTCGAGGTGCTGGATGCCGCGCAGGTAGGTCTGGTCGTTGACGATGGCCGTGTCGCCCAGGCCGGACGCCAGGAACTCCATCACCCCCAGCCGGGCCACGATCCAGTCCGGGAAATAGCCGAGCACGATGTAAGTCAGGGTCGTGCCCGCCCCCTTGATGCGCGTGTTCGACACCTGCCCCGACCGCACCACCCGGGTGCCGTACAGCTCCAGCGGCGGGGCGTCGGCGGCGCTGCGCATCGGGTGGAACAGGAACGGCCCGGCGGAGTCGCCGCCGCTGACCGCGTCCGCCCGACGGTTCATGAGCGCCGCGTGCATGTCCTTGCGCATCACCCAGGCGGTCGGCGACGCCACCGCGTCCGGCAGCTTGGCGTGCATCTTGGCCACGTCCTGGGCCTGGAAGGTGTCGCCGTCGGTGCCGGTGGTGCTGGCCGTGTGCGTGATGAGGTCGCTGTAGGTGAGCAGGCCCTTGACCTGCGTGCCGCCGGTGCCCTCGAGCATGGCCAGGTCGGCCTTGAGCGCCGCCACGCGGGCCATGTCCAGCCGGATCAGCCCCTCGGCCGACGGGCTGGCGAAGCGCAGCAGCTCGTTGTTGACCCGCACCAGCACGCCGAGCTTCTTGGCCTGGAGGTCGAGGTTGCCGGTGGCCGGCTGGCTCTCGGTGATGCTGGCCGCCTCGCCGACCCAGTACGCGGTCGAGCCGCCGGTGAGCTTGGGGAACTGCAACCGGCCGTTGGGCGGCAGCGCGACCTCCTGCGCCCCGGCCGCGGCGAACACCTCCAGGTTGCGCTGCAGCTCGATCAGCTCGCCGAGCACCGGGAACCGGACGAGGCTGCCGCCGGCGGTGTCCTGGATGGTGCCGAGCGCCTTGGTGCGCAGGCCGATCTTGCTGGCGATCCAGGCGGCCTCGTCGGGGTCAAAGCGGGCGGCGTCGGCGGTCATCTTGGCCCGGACCTCCTGCTGGAGCTTCTGGCCGTGCGGCTCGAAGGCGGGCAGGTGGGCGGTGGCCAGCGGCACCAGGAACGACTGGTGGCCGCAGTGCGGCACGAAGCCGTAGCCCTGGTACAGCTCGCGGAGCTGCTGGTGGACGTGCAGCTCCTCCTTGGCCTGGTCGGGGCCGAGGTAGCCGAGCGCGAAAGCGGCGGCCTTGAGGACGCTGTAGCCGGCCGAGTCGCGCCCGACCGGCCCGCTGGCCGCCCACGGCACGCGCCGCTCGACGCGGACGGCGCCGGGGCCGAGCGCTTTTTCGAGGGCGGAGGTGGTCTGCTGCTCGATGTACTGCACCAGCTCCTCGCGCGACTGGAATTTGTCGGTCGGGGTGGTCACGGCGTCGGACATGCGGGGGACTCCTGTTCTCGGGGTAAGACGGGTCGGGTTTGTAGGGTGGGCACGGCCCACCGAATGCGCTCATGGTGGGCCGTGCCCACCCTACACGGCATGGCCGCGGCTATGCGACGAGTCCCGCGAACGGGTCGGCCGGACGGCGCAACAGCCAGGCGCGCAGGCCATCGTCGCGGACGACGCCCTTCTCGACCGCCAGCGTCAGCGCCTCGGGGTTCTCCGGCACCGGCACGGCCGAGTATTCGAGCAGGTCCCACGCCTCGACGCGCAGGCCGCGCCGCCCGGTCGCCGGGTCGCGCGGCAGGAGTACCGCCCGCCGCGGCAGGAAGCCGATCGACCAGCCGCGCAGCACCCCCTGCTCGTAGAGCCGGAACAGGTCCTCGGCGAACGGCACCCCCTTGGCGAAGCGCGTCGCCGCGACGATGCGGCCGGGCTGGACGTCGAGCGCCACGCAGGTGCCGACCGGCGGCAGTGCCCGCTGGTGCGCCCAGAGCACCACCGGGTTGCGCAGGAACTCGGCGGCGTTGCGCAGGCCGGCGGGCACGATCACGTCACCGGCCCGGTCGGGGGCGGCGGTGGAGATGACGGCCTGGACGGTCAGCGTCTCGGGGTCGGCCCGGAGCGGCGCGGCGAAGGTCTGGGAGCGCATGGGACACCTGAATGCTGAGTCCTGAGTACCGAGCGTTGCGATGCCGTTTCGCCGCGAGGCGAGCGCAGCGAGGGGAGCGCCTTCACTGCTGAGACGGCAGCATCGGCTCGTCGAAGCGCGGGTCGGCGTAGGGCTGGAGGCCGCGGCTGCGGCGGATCTCGTTGTAAGTGCGCAGGCCCATGCGGGCGTCGAGGGCGTCGTCGGCCCGGCGCTGCTCCTGGTTGCGCGGCGAGCAGTCGGGGAAGGCGATGACCACGTCCTCGCCGTAGCGGCGGCCCAGGTCGCGCGTCAGCGCCTGGCCGATCAAGTCGAGCTTCGGCTGCACCGTGCCCTCGCAAAACATCACGCGGGCGCCGAACCAGATGTCGGCGCCCAGGCCCATGTTCTCGACGATCCCCGCGATCGGCGCCGGCACGCGGAACAGGGCGAAGATCTCTTCGCGCGTCATCCGCGAGGAGTTGAGGTAGTCCATCTCCGCCGGCGTCAGCGTCCACGGCGACGCCTTCAGCCCTTGCTCCAGCACCAGCGGCCGGTGCCAGTTGTCGCGGCCGCCGAAGCGGGCTTGCAGCTTCTCCTCCAGCCGCCGCACCGTCGGCTCGCTCAAAGTCTGGTCGGTCTGGAGCACGATGCCGGGGCGCTGCCCGGCGTGGAACGCCTGGTAGCGGCTGCGCTGCAATTCGGTGTTGGCATCGACCGTGAGGGCGTTCGCCTGGAGCGGTGAGAGGCCGTATTGCAAGTCGAGCGGGTTGGGGTACTTGAGGTGGATGATCTCCTCGGGCGTGAACAGCTCGGCCGGCACGCCGGGGGCGGTCACTTCGTAGGCGGCGACGTAGCGGCTGGCGTCGGGCACGACGCGCACCCACGGCGTCGGCACGATCCACAGCTCGCCCGGCCGGGCCAGCCGGGCGTCGCCGACGGCCAGAGGTGCCGCGTACCAGTAGCAGTTGCCAGTCAGCTCCAGGTAGACGACCGTGAGGTACCACAGCTCCCAGGGCGTCAGCCAGGGGTTGGGGTGGGCGAGCAGGCGGGCCAGCGGGTGAGTGGGCGGCAGCGGCTCCTGGTCGTGCTCGGCCGGGCCGGTGTTGCGGTACAGGTACGGCCGCTGGCGGGCGGCCTCCTGGGCGGTGGCGTTGACCGCGGCGTACACCCAGGACGTGTAGTGGCGCAATTGTTCGACGTGGTCGTCGCGCCACCAGCCGGCCGGGCGGGCGGACGGCGGGCCTGCGAACAGGCCGGCCAGGCGGGCGGACGGGTTGGGCCTGCCGGGCCGCACCGCCTTGAGGGCGTTCAGCGCGCGGGACCAGAGCGACATGGCGATCACCGCTCCTGGGGTGGGGACGGGGGGCGCGGCTCGGCTACCCGGCGGTAGCCGAGGCTGTGGACGACTTGCAGCACTTCGCGCCAGGTCGGGTACGGCCGGCGGCGCTCGCGCTTGTAGCGCTCCATCGCCATCAGGAAGAGCCGCTCCTCGTCCGTGTAGTCGGCGCCGGGGAAGTTCTCTTCCGGCCCGGCGACGACGCGGGGCGGGCCGGGGCGGGACGGCATGGGGCGAACTCCTTGCG